AGATACCCTTTTTTTTATACTCATGTACCATTCGACAAAGAAAAAAAAGAAAAAGAAAATGAAAGGTGGAAGAGACTCTCTTAAAATGAAAAAGAAAGGATATTAAATATGGAAGAAGGAAGAAAGACTTTGCAAATTAAACCATCTAAAAATAGGCAAACACCTAGTTCATGGTTTGTAAAGCAACTTAGAAAAAAGTATGACGACAAAAAAGAAGTAAGCAAATTTGGTATCATCTCAAAAGGCAGAAAAGCTAGAGAAGATGCTTATAAACAACTACTTGGAGGTATGTAATGGCTGTAGCTGCAACAACAGAACTTGAATGTATCAATATTATGTTAGCTTCTATAGGTGAAGCTCCCGTAAATACTCTCGCAGGTACACTTCCTGTTGATGCTCGTATTGCTCAATCAACTTTATCAGAGGTTAATAAGAGTGTACAAGCAGAAGGTTGGTCTTTTAATACTGAAATAGATGTTAAATTTACTAGAGATAATTTTGATAACATAGCTATCTCAACAAATATATTAAGAATTGACGCTAATATTCATCAACATCCAACCATTGACCCAATACAACGTGGTTTAAAATTATATGACAGATTAAACAACACTTATGAATTTAGTGAAGACTTAATTTGTACTGTTGTTTATTTAAGAAATTTTGATGAAATACCAGAGCCAGCTAGACATTATATAAACATACAAGCTGCAAGAAAGTTTGTTGATAGACTTGTAAGTGACCAATCGTTAAGATCATATACACAACAAGACGAAGCTAGAGCTAGAGCAATTTTAATGGAAACAGATTTAGCTAATGGAGATCATAATTTACTTAGAGGAGATCCTTCTCTTACCAGTATCTTTGATACTTACAATCCTTCTAGTGCTTTAATTAGATAACTATGGGTGTTATATCAAGAGCTATACCTACACTTTTAAGAGGTATATCCCAATCTTCTGATTCTTTGAAGCAAGCAGATCATGCTGATATACAAGACAATGCTGATAGTAATCCTGTTCTTGGTTTGACGAAAAGATCTGGGTTGCAATATTTATCCAGTGTTGGCAGTTCTACTCTTGGTAATGTTCACATACAAACTATAAACAGAGATGCAAATGAACAGTATGTAGCAATATTTAGTAATGGTAATGTAAAAGTTTTTGAGTTAGATGGTACAGAGAAAACAGTAAACAAACCAGATGGAACTGCTTATTTAAATACATCAGATCCTAGAAATGTTATAAAAACAGTTACTATTGCTGATTTTACTTTTGTTGTAAATACAGGAATTACAACTGCTATGCACAGTTCGCTTACTACTGGAACTGGTACAAAAGCTATTGTATTTGTTAACCAAGCTGTAGCTAATACACGATATACAGTAACAATAGATGGCGTTACTGTTACTGACGACACTTCTGGTTCAAGCACTCTTCGTACAGATACAATAGCTGCTGATTTAAGATCTGGTTTGCTTGCTGGACTTACTGGTTTTTCTATCTCAAGAAATGGACCTGTTTTATACATTAGAAAAACTGATGGTAGTAATTTCTCAATAGATGGTTCTGATACACAAGGCAATACCAAGATGACAATAATAAAAGATTCAGTACAACAATTTACTGATCTTCCTACTGTTGCAGCTAATGGATATGTAGTAGAAGTGAAAGGTGACGAGAGTACAGATTTTGATAATTATTACGTTAAATTTGTAACTAATAATGGTAATACTTTAGAAGAAGGTCAATGGGAAGAAACTGTAGAAGCTGGCATACCTTTTAGATTTGATTACGGCACTATGCCACATATTTTAATACGTCAAGCAGATGGTAATTTTAGATTTGCAAGAGTAGATGGTGGTAGTTATACAATATCTGGTACAACATATACTCTTCCTGTATGGGGTGGAAGAGTTGTTGGTGATTTAGAATCAGCACCAAACCCTTCTTTTGTTGGTAATAAAATTAACAACGTATTCTTTTTTAGAAATAGACTTGGATTTCTTGCAGGTGATAATGTAATACTTTCAACTGTATCAGAATTTTTTAATTTCTTTCCAGAAACAGTTATATCAGTTTTAGATACTGAACCTATAGACGTAGCTGCATCACATACAAAAGTTGCAATTTTAAAAAACGCAGTAACAGTTGGAGAAAAACTTATATTATTTTCAGATCAAACACAATTTGTATTATCAAGTTCAGCAGATAACCTAACACCTTCAACAGCTAACGTGCTTGTTCAAACTGAATTTGAAAGTAACACAGCAGCACAACCTGTAAGTTCTGGTTCATCTATTTATTTTCTTACACAAAAAGGTTCTTTTGCTGGTATTAGAGAATATATAACAACAGGTAATGCTCAAATACAAGATGCTGCAAACACTACTATTCATGTACCAAGACTAATACCAAGTGGTATTTTTAAAATGGCAGTATCAACTAACCAAGATGTTCTTGTTTTGCTTGGTACAGATAATCCAAATAAATTATATATTAATAGATGGTTATATGGTGAAGGTCTTAGTAAAGCATTAAACGCTTGGTTTACTTACACTATCAATCCTAATAGATCTATTTTAAATATTGATTTTATTGGAACCGATTTAGTGATGGTAGTAGAAGAAGCCAATGGTGTCTTTTTAGAAAAATTACCATTTGAAACAGATTTTAGAGAGCCTAACGCTGCTTTTGAATATCATTTAGATCATAAAGTAACTGAAGCAACTACTGGTGTATCTGTAGCTTATAATTCAAGCTCTGATATTACAACATTTACTTTGCCATATAGACTAAGAGGTAAAATGAATGTTGTTGGAAGATATTTAGCTAGTGGTGAAACAAGCACTTTTGTTGATACACAAGGCGTTACACAAACACTTAAATCTGGACAAGTTATAAATACTACTAACCTTACAAACGGATCTACTTCTACAATTACAGCAACAGGTGATTTTAGAAATAGTAAATTTATTATTGGTGAGTCTTTTGAAATGCACTATAGATTTAGTCAACAAAGATTAACTGAAGGTGGTGCTAGTGAACTTATAAGTGGTCGATTACAACTGCATCATTTTTATATTAAATATGAAGATTCTGGTTTTTTTCAAGTAGAAGTAACACCTGAAAATAGAGATACGTCTACACATAAATTTACTGGTCGTTTGCTTGGTGCTGCTTCTGCTTCTATTGGTTTAATTAATTTAGATACAGGAACATTTAAAGTACCAATTATGAGTAAATCAGATAGAGTAAATATAGATGTTAAAAACAATACATTTCTACCTACTTTATTAGCAAGTGCAGAATATGAAGGTGTATTCCATATGAGAAGTAGGAGAATGTAATGGGATATTTAAGAAAACCAAAACTATCAGATCTTAATTATGTTTGTCAAAACATGAGAGCAATAGACAGATTAGAAGCTCTTTATCAAACTGGACAAGATGCAGAAGAAGCTTTACGTTTATCTTATTTATTTGGTGATAAAGTATTAACAATAGCTGGTGACGAAGATCAACCTATGGGTATATGTGGAGTAGTAAAAGATGGTTGTATATGGATGCTTTGTACTGATGAATTATTTGAAAATAAAAAATATAAAATACAACTTGTAAGAAAAGGTAGAGAATGGGTAGATAGTTTGTTGAAATCTTATAAAGTCCTATATAATTTTGTATATGCAGAGAATCATACTGCTATAAAGTGGTTAGAAGCTCTTGGTTTTGTTTTTATAAAGTATCACGAAAAGTATGGAGAACATGAAAAACCATTTTATGAATTTCTGAGGATTGCCTAAATGTGTGCTGTTGTTGCTTCTGTTGGTCTTTCTTTATTCCAAGGGCTTGCTATGCGTAGTGCTGCAAGTCAAGCAGCAAGAGATACATTTGAAATAGAAAAGCAAGGTGTTAAAGCAGCAGAAGACGCTAAAAGAGACAAACAAATGGCTTTAGCAGAATCTAAACAAGAAAAAACTGTTGCTGCTAGACAAGATCAATTTGCTAGAAGTATAGATACATTAAAAGCAACAAGATCTTTATTGGCTTCAGGACAGTCTGGAAATACTATTAATTTATTAGTAATGGATCAAGCAAGACAAGGTGCAAACTATAATGAAAAAATAAGGCAAAGTGTTGAATCTATGAACAGACAATATTTATTTGATGTGAAAGGAACTGAAGCAGAATATCAAGGCATTAGAAATAGATATAGAAGTAATACTATTAATGCTTATAACCAGATACCTTCATTAGGATCAATCTTACTAAACGCTGCTGCTAGTGGTCTTAATACTGGTATTCAAACAGGAGCTATAGGAGCTTAGGTAATGTCATCAAGTTTTCTTAGTACATCAGGTGAAAGTTTTAGAAGACCAGTAAATACTTTTGTCGCACCAGTTGATACTGTTCAAAAAAGTAGCATGATGGATCTTGCTGAAACTTTGGCAGACATAAATCCTGTATTGCAAAATTTTATTGTCCAAAAAGCAAAACAAACAAATGAAAGAAAAATAGCAGAAGGCCAGCAATTTATATTAGAAGCAGATAATGAAACAATAAAAAAAGCTTTAAAAGTAATCAACGATAAAGATGGCGAAAGAGCTAAAAGAGATTTTTTAGGTAATAATAAATTTTTTAAGATAGGAGTAGAAAGACAATTAGCAATTAATTTAGGCAATGCTGCTGAAGCTAATACTGAAAAATTTTTTAAAAATTATGTTATACCTCAACAGTTACCAGATGGAACTACTATAAATACAAATTTATCTTCGTATGATGTAAACTCTGCTGCTTTTGATAACGCATTATCAGAGTTTAATAGAACCTCATTGATAAATACAAAAGGAATAAGACCAGAAATTTTAAATAGATACTTTTTACCAAAACAAAATGCTGCATTAAGAAAAGTATTTGATAATCAAATAAGCAGTTCAGCAGATGCAAAAATCAACCAAATGAATACAGGTTTTGCTGACTCGTTATTAAGTAGTTGGAAAAGCATAGATTATTACGATAAAAATATTGAACTAAATCTTATTGATAATAATGGTTTTATTGATGGTGAAAATTATGCGTTAAATGAAATGCAAGAAAATACAGATTATATGGCAAATCTTGGTTTAACTTCTTCTGTATCTCCTTCAAATATGTTTAATATTTTAAAAACAAGTGCTTATAAAATTTTTAATGATTATAAAGAACAAGGTTTAAATATGAATGAAGCCATGAAAGAAATAGAAGATTTTATTGACTTTGCTGGTTTTATTAAAGTTGGTCCTAGTTCTATAAATAAACAAGGTGTAAAAGTACAAAAAGATTTAAAAAGTTATATAACCAATGAGATTTTAACTTTAAAAAAAGATTTATATAAAGATGTAAATGATGCAAATAAACAAGAAAAAGATTTTGCAGAGCAAGCAGAACTAGCAGATATTAATAACAGATTAGATGAATTGGATTATGAAACTATAAGTTTAGATGTAATTAGAAAAAATGCAGAAATTACAAATGGTATTCAAAATGATTATAAAGGTAGATTAGAATTTATAAATAAAGAAGTTTCTTTAAGAAATTTTAATGTAGATGGCTGGTGGCAAAATTTTAAAAATGATTGGGTTAATGGAGAATATGAAGGTAACAAACTTGCAGCAAGAAATGAAATAGCAAATTTTATGCAAGCACTTGGAACGTCTGTCACAAAAGAGGATCAAGAAAAATATGAAAAATTAGATACTTTGATAAAAAATTCATCAGGTAAAAGCGTTATAGATCAATACCCAGAAATCAAAGCACTTATTAAATATGGAGATAGAGTTGTTTCTTCGTTTAAAAATGCACTTACAAATACATTTGAAATGACTAATGAAGCTGCACAACGTAAATATGATTTAGACGGATTTTTTAAAGAACAGATAAATGATGTAATAACTGATATGGATATAGATGAAAGACAAAAAACAAAAATAGTAAATGATTTAAAAAGTTTTTATAAAGGTCAATTAGTAGAAATAATTAACGGAACTTATACTTTTAATAATCCAGAAAACGATATACAAGGTATGAAAGATAATATATATGAAAGAAATAGACAAACAGGCGAATTTCAACTTAGAAACAATAATAGACAAAATGAAAATACTAATACTTTTTCTGATGTTGAAGATCCGTTTTTAAATATTAATGAAAAAGTATCAGAAAATATATCAGATAACATAATTGAAAGTGGACAAAGAATAGTAAGTGATGTAGTTAATTCTTTAGGAGCTACAGATGGCAGTTTACTTGCTATGGCTCCTGTTGATGAACAAGAAGAAGAAGAAATAAAAATAGTAGGTACAGAAGAACCAAGTGGTGTAAAAAGATTTGAAGCTAACTTTCCTGTCTTTTACAAATTAGCTAAAGATGCAGGGCATAAGTTTCCAGAAGTGACAGCAGCACAAGTAATGCTAGAAACAAGTGGTGGTGCAATACCTTCTGCTACAAATAATTATTTGGGTCTGAAAGCTACACAAGATGAAACTGACAGAGGAGAATCAACCTTACAAAATACTACGGAAAATGAAAATGGTGAAGTTGTTTCTATACAAGATAATTTTAAAAACTTTAATAGTTTACAAGATATGATGATTCAATATAAGACAGAATGGAATGATGACTTTATGGGAAGAAAGGGTACTGTTAATGTAGATACTGCTGAAAAAGCAGCTAAGTTGCTACAAGCAAATGTCTTCGCAACTGATCCTGATTATGCTAAGAAGATTATGCAAATAATCAGAGATGCAAAACGTAATCCTCCATTATTTTAAAGATGACAGACTCAGCTATTTCTAACCAGTTAAATAACATGGAAGAACCACCTGTTGTCAATAATCAATACAAACCTAAAAACATATTTCAAGAAGATCAAAGCTTTATAGATTTTGATACTGTATATAATGCAGATGAAACTATTAATAATTTCTATCTAAATGAAACTGATGGAATAGATTTTAGTAGTGAAGAGTTTAATAAGA